TAAACTGTCCACCATCAATCAGATATACGTTTAAATTTCCTCCTGCATCAGTTGCTAACAACCATTCATAAGAACTAGCCGCTCCATTATCTTTAGATAAAACTCTAAATCTAGCATTGTCATCGCATTTAATCCAAGCGCAAAGACTAAATGGCTCGTCTTGCGAACCATCCGAAAAACTAAAGTCAGTAGAGTTTCCTAAGTCAACGTGATCACTAGTCCCATTAAAGATTCGTGACATACTACCAAACTCTACCGCTGGAGAGGGATTATCATATGAATACTTAGTGCCGTAGTTAGTGCCGTGACTTGTTCCCACAGCATCTAGCACGTTGTCTGCATCTATTAGCCCATGCCCTACTAGATTTGTTGTAATGTTTATGCCGTTGTAGATATCTGAGATATCAGTAGCGGTTAGGTCAGTATCGTAGAAGCGAAAATCTGCTAGCTTTCCATTTAAAAGGGTTGTAACTGATACTTGATCCCTACCACCAAGAACAAGATCTACTGAACTATTATACAGAGAAGATATGCCTGTGGTTGCTAATGTGTTACTTAGTGAACCATTGATATAAATCTTTATAGAATCATTGGGAGTAAATACGCAAGCAACGTGTGACCACTCTAAGGCAGATACCGCGTCTAAAGCCTCTACATTCACATGAAGTTGACCACCTTCTGAAACATAAAATCTTACTTTGCCGTTGCTAGCATTTGGCAGGTATATAGCAAAAGAGGCATTATTAGAATCTGTTGTTGTCCAATGTGTAATTAAATCTTGACCACTCGGACCACTATTTAATGTATTAAACTTTACCCAGCAACAAATAGTCTGCGCTCCTGTAGGAATGTTTGCGTTATCTGCAATGGAAATATAATCATCAACACCATCAAAGCTTCGGCTTCGATTACCAAAGCCGTTAAATGCTACAGACTCGCCTCCGTGAATATATGGATTGATTATGTCCATTAAATCATGTCTGGATCAACTGGCTCTGGCTCTGCGTTAAATATAGTGTAGCAGTGAAGACCATACTGAATCATGTCTGAGTTAAAAATCTCTATTGTAATTAAATGGCTAACACCCAACACATCTTTAACAGAAACCTCGTCAGTTAAAGCCATACCAGCGTGATCAATAAGGCTCTGCATACGAGTAAAAGCGTTCTGTGCTTGCTCTGATACATCATACTTAATACCTCCAATGTCAACATGGGAAGGAAGCTTCGCATCAATCTCCTCTTGGGTCAAATCGACAACCTCAAAGCTTTGGGTTGTTGCGGTCTCGTTAGCTACGTCATAACTTACAGGTAATCTTTTGATTTTTTGTGTTAATGGATCAAAAGTGGGGCGAGTTCCCACAACTTCAATTAACCACTTAATATTATCTGCTAAATTAGGAATCATTTGAGTAAGGTCGTTAGAACCCCACTTAACTCCTGTCATAGGTCTTCCAGCACCATCTTTTAAGGGTGCGGAAGTATTTGTGTCATAGACGGTAAACTTATCTGTTTCTTGAATCGGGTATGTGATAGCCATTTTTTATTAATTATTTAGTTGTTAGTCCCATGAAATAAGCAAGTCGGTATGTAGTCCAGCTGCACCTGCCGTGGTTGTATCCACTTCAAATTCGAACTTATCACCAGCCGAAAAGCTAGTAGGTTCATTCGTTAGTACAGCTGGGGTAGCGGCTGTAGCTGTGCTTGATTCACTTGCATCAATGGTTATTTTAGTATCAAAAATTGTTGTTCCGTTTTTATGTACATCTGAAACCAAGGAACTTCCAGATGTTGCTGTGGTAGAACCTGCGGCTACGCCATGTATTTTGCCGTTTGCTGGTGCATACCATGTAACCTTGACTCCTGTGCTTGCGTCTGCAGTTTCGTTTCCTAGTTTCCAACTGTACCAGTTTTGAAGCAATGAGTTAGAATAAATAATTCTTACGCCCAAAAGTCTAGCGTCTTGAGATGCGGCTGTTGCTCCAGCAGTTGCCCTAGCAACCTCGAAATGTAAAATGTCTCCGTCTTGAGGTGAGCCCCCAACCGTAATCGATTCGGCAGAAATTCTATGTATGTCTCCATTTGCTAGAATAGGATCGTCTAGAGTCGCTGTAGGAGCTGGGAAGGATATATCCCAAGCATCGTCATCACCACCAGCTTGAGCCGCCACTTCCCATTTGACGTTTTCGCCTACTGTTCCACCGTCTACGGTCCAAAATATTTCTGCGTTTATAGTTCCACCGTCCCATTGAGGTGGCATCGCTACTTTTGCGTATAGAGTTTCTGCTGTTGCTACATTATACCAGTCAACAGAATTATTGGTTCCGTTGTCGGCACCTGTGCTTGCGTCAGCCTCTCCATCTTTAGCTAAAAACGCACCAGCGTCTATATAAATAGATGTTTCTGCTGTTTCTGCACTTCCCCCACCGCCTATTCCACCAGCTTCTATAGCATCCAAAGCATCTTTAACCGTAGCTCCTGTAACTGCTGAGTCGTTAGTTATATCTGAAGCAGAATGAGAATGACCCGTAAGCGAATAACTTCCGCTATCTTGGTAAGCCATTGTTCCCAAGATTGGCTTATTGAGTATTTCTGCTTGACCACTTGTGGCGTTCCAGTCGGCGTTAACACCACCTTGACCAGACGTAAGGTAACCAGCGTCATTTGTTAGGACCGATACGTTATCTGCAGGTTGAATAGAAGATCCAGCTAAGGAAATCCTGCTGTCGCCGCCTAAAACAACATCTGTCAAGCCAGCGTCAGAAAATTCATTAACATCGTATTCAGCTGCCGTGCCTAAACCTATTATATCGCTATAGGAATGCAGGTGACTATTTAATGCAAAGTAACTAGTATCTTGAGATGCGGCTGTGCCAAGACCAGAAATATCAGAAGTCGTATGTTGGTGACCAGTTACAGAAAAAGATCCAGTGTTTAAATCGGTTATTTCTGAAACTGTGTGTGTGTGACCTGTCGCAGAATATTCACCAGATTCATATTGAGCTATTGAGCCTATGGTCGGCTTGTTTAATATTTGCGAATCCCCGACAACAGAATTCCAGTCTGAGTTAACGTTAACGTTAGCATTGTCCTGTATACCTCCAAGTTTAATAATGTCAGAGGCATTTGTAAATTTATTATTAGAAGAGGAATCATCAAGATCGTCTGTATCGAGAACAACGACTCCTGTGTAAGAGTTTACGGAGGAAACAGCATTAGAACCACTAGTCAAGTACCCAGCGTCATTAAGCAACAAAGAAACATTGTACCCGCTCTGAAGCGCTGAATCGGCAGTGTCTCCTTGCGTTGATGTAGCGAAACTACTTGAATCCTGCGACGAAGCTGTACCTAAAGTAGGTTTGTTTAGTATTTCTGAATCGCCACCAACAGAAGTCCAATCAGCATTGACATTTACCTCTGCCCCAGAAGCTATTGAATCTAATTTTAATTCGTCAGAAGTTGTAAAACTAGCGGTGGTATTTGTTAATACCGAATCAAGAGGTTGATAAGCCGCAGAAATCTGGCTAGAACTTAATATTGTAGCGTCAGTTACAACGTTATTTAAACCAGTAAGGGTATTTATATCTCCAGGCTGTATAGCGGAGTCTGCCAAAAGACCTTGCTCTGCAGTAGCGTAAGAGCCTGTTAAAGAGGATGATAGATTGTTTAGAGCTTCTGTGACATTTAATCCAGAAACGTTGGAATCATTTCTAACATCTGTAGATGGTTGTTTAGGGTAAGACGCTAAAACTTGTAAAGAACCGTTATTTTGTTGGCTTTTTAAGCATATGGCTATTGGTTGAGAGTAACCACTTGTAGGCTCAACTCCTGTAAGTAGCCCAAGACCATCTACATAGAGTATCTCTCCTTCGTTGAAAGCTGTAGTGTTTACATGATCTAAAACACCAGCTGTAATTATATTACCAAAAGATCCTTGAGGTATATCCTCTTCAGCTAAACCTATCGAAACGTCTGTCAATTGGTTAGACAAACTAACATTAATAGCATTTTGTCCTACGTTGAAGCTGTCATATTTGACTGGTTGACCTTTAAGTAAGCTTTCGTCTGCTTTGACCTTGATATGTAACTGGTCAGCATGTATTAGGTTACTTGCATCTGTTAGTGTTTTATTCGTCAACGCAATAGGACCATCAGCAAGGTCAGTAACATCACTCATCAAATGAGTGTGTATGGCTGGGGCAAAGTCAGTAATGTCTGATCCTGCCGCTGTGCCAGCATCACTTATATCACCCAAGAGATGCGTGTGGGAGGCGGTAGCGAAGTCTCCCGTATCGGCAGCAGCGGCAGTGCCAGCGTCGGTAATGTCAGCCAAAAAGTGTTGATGATTTACAAGAGCGTAACCAGATAAGTCTATACCATCGATAGCTGCTTGAGTAGCCGTGCTGACAGGCTTGTTTAAATCAGAAGTGTTATTTACATTCTCTAACCCAGCTACATCAGCCTGTGTCAAAAGAATGTCCCCAACTCTGCCAGCTACAGAGGTAACAGCGCTTGCAGCCAACTTATTCGAGACCTTTACGGTTCTAATTGGACTGTTTAAATTGGTTATTGTTACTGTTATCGGTTCAGCCATTAGTCTGTTATGTGTCTGCTTGTTTTAAGATACATGGTTTCAGTATAGTAAACTGCGCCACTAGGCTCTACGAACTTAATGTCATATTGCAAGCTGTAATCAGCTGGCAACACTAATGTTTCGGCTGGTGTAGCAGAAATGCCTACAATACCGCTAACAAAGGACCCGCTATCAATAGCAAAAGATAAAAGCCCACTAGCACCTGGAGAATCCTTTAAATCGCTGCTAACGCCCCAACCACTTAGGTTTACAGCTATATCAGACTCATCTAAGCAAGTGATTGTTTGCTCAAAGGTGGACCCTCTTTTGATTTCTGTTAAAGTTTTTTCTAAATCACAAGACATCTTATATGTTAATACACAAAATAGAAAGAAGCTGCGTCTTCTTTTGATAAGTCAGGGAAGTTTTTTCATTCTGCAAAATTAACCTCACTGTAAATCAACTATTATTATAGTTTACTCATCAATCTTTTTATATAACAAATTCTTTCTAAAGTAGTTTTCATTTATCCAAATATCATTGCGTCTATCTGTTCGAATATATTTAAAATTTTGTTTTTCTAAAATAGATTTACACTTCTCCCAATTTTGGTGATAACTTTCAATAATGATAATATAAACAGGAATGTCCCAGTTCATTGTTTCTAATACTTCATGTTCGCACCCCTCTACATCTATTGAAAATAAATCAATATACTGAATATCACCTTCTTTCAATATTTGATAGAATGGTTTTGCTGGAACTGTTATAATTGCTGAATTTTGATGCCACCGATTTTTAAAAGCCTCTGTCGTATTGCTTACGACACTACTCACTAAAGGTTGATTAGAAACATACATATCAACTTGTGTTTTAATTTTCGATATAGCAAAGTTAAAGCACTTACTATCGGGGCGATTGAGTTTTAAGTGTTGGAATTGTTGTGGATCTGGTTCAATTAACACACCAGAAAATCCCAATGATTTTTCAAACATACATGTATTAGATTGTTTAATTCCATCCACCGCTCCCAATTCAACAAAAATACCATCATCTGTTTTTTGATTTATATAATTTTCGAAAACAAAAACATCTTCTTTATTTAGGCTATACGATTTCATTATAGTTTGTTGTTAAATCCCTTTAGTGTTAATATCTCTGAGCAAATAAACTTATCGTCTACTCTCTCTAAATCAAAATCGTTTTTGTATATCTCTATACACTTAGCTAAGAGGAACTCTCCAAAGCCAAATCTTGCTGAGTGTTTAAAGAATGTATTATAGAAGTTTGCAATGTTTGCTTTCATACGAAGAACTCGTTCCTTATCCTCTAAGAGAAGCTCCACTTGCTCATGAATATATTCCATAGAATGCTCTCTTAAATCAAACCTCAACATATAATCATCTACATTCTCAAATATGTTTTCCCATCCGTAATAATTCATAGACGAAATCATAACAGGTATGCATCCCGCCATAATAACATCGAAAAAACTGTTTGCAAAAGTTTTGTCTCCTCTTAGAACAAAGGATATATCAGATTTAGATAACTCTTCAATGTAATCTGTATATATATTTGGTGATGTTTCGTTTTGATAGACATTTGACGTAAACTTAATTATATTAAATCTATCGTCATCAACAGTATTGTAAAAATCATAGAGCTCTTTTCGTGTTGCGTGTGAAGAGATACGACCACACCAATAAACTCTGTTATGAAAATCTGTATTTTTAATATTATAATCTAGCCAGTATTGTGGCTTTTGTGATACTGAATTATGATTTGTAGGACCAGAGGGAGTTGATATAATATATGGCTTATTACAAATATCAAGAGGTGAAAAATAAAAATTCTGAAGGTCAGGCAGATCTATATTGTTATCAACACAAAAACCATTTCTTAAATTCCAACCAGTCCTAACTCTTTTAACACCGTTTAATAAGTAAATATTATTTTTATTAAATTTTTCGCTCCCATCTCCCTTAATAACAGAGAAGTCTGCTTCATCCTCTGAATTAACAAACTTAACCCCGTCGAAGGAAATGTTTCCAAAATAACGTTCTTTTACATTAGGCTTACAAAAAATCAATATCATAACCAAATTCATCTATCACCCATTTTTCCTTTTCTGCAACCATATCAATAAGTTCTTCCGTATATAATTCTTCTTTAATTATCCTTTGATTGACTGATTTATTTTCGTGCAGAAGTTTTGGCGTTTGTGTAATGCCGACGGATTCGCAAAACTCATTAAAATCATTTGATATATTTTCCAGTTGACCAATTTTATCCATCACTACATCACCATTGATGTCAATTAAATATTTTTGTTGTTGTGGATACTTCTCTATAATTGAAGTTAAAATTTGTAGGTCTGTTTTTCCATTAAAAAGATCAAGAGTATTCTTTTTTTGTTTTTGTCGATTGTCGTTCAGAGGTTCTTTGGTTTCCTGATAGATTTTTAATTTTGTTTTGTAGTAAGTAAAAAAAGAAAAATAACGATCCCAAGGATTTCTTACAACGCTGAATTTGAAGTATCTGTTAATGTCCCAACCCTCTTCTTTAAAACCCTCAACAACCTCATTCATAGCGCTGTGATGACGGAATTTTATTTTACTAGAAATAGGCAAGGGAGTACCAATTACATCAATGACATTAAGCTTTCCCAAGGACTTTCTTAATGACTTAGTCCCAGTTTTTTGTATGTTTATTATTAGAAATTTATGTTTATGTGATATTAACATATTTGTTATATATTTTATAATCCCATTTAGTTTGATTTAAGAAATGGTTTTTTGTTTCTTCGTCCAAGCTTTCGAATGGGTATTCTAATTTATCTTTTGTCGTATTCGTATTAATTCTTAAGCCGCGTGTTATTTTTTTATTTAAAAAGTCTTTTATGTCTAAACCTAAATTATAACACTCATTAAATATTTTCACGATAACATAATCAACATCAGAAATATCAGACACCAACATATTATCTAAGATATTACATGTTTGTTCATAATGATCTTGAGTAATAATTTCTGGATCTGGGACATTAAGCAAGTTATGAATTAACCAAGATCCTTGTAACTGAGGAGAATTTAGATGTTCAATAAATGTATTACTATCATAAGCTCCGTGTGATGGTTCGTGAGCAGACTGTGATGATTGAAGATAACTAAAAAGAGAAAGTGTTCTGCCGTAAGGTTCTCTTAAGAACATAAATTCGTAAGGCTTTAGATTGCGAGGAAGGTTTTTATAAATGTAGTCCTTATAACTACCGAAGCTTCTAGCACATATCTCTACGAAATACAGGTTTAAATCATCAATATTAAAATCATCGTAATCTACAAATAAAGTTTCGTGGGAACCCCCTCTTTTATATTTATCACTTAAAGGCGTGTTTTTTGCAGAACATGCCATGCGATACAATATATACTCACCTTTCTTTACTATTATGTTTAATATAGTGTCATTATCAAGCAATCTTAGTCTAACCAATTGAAATGCTAGATTGTAAGCATAAGTCCCAGCGTTCTTGGGAATATGAAAAAACACTGGCAACCTAATATCCTTCATACGATATTATATGATGAGTAAATATTAATTCTACAAAATAAAAAGCCCCGCATAAAGCGAGGCTTCAATATAGTTTTGTAGGTATTTCTTACTCTACCAATGATGCGGCGAGGAATATCGCGTCAACCTCCTCATCCGTAAGACCTAACGCTGCTTGCATTGTTGCTATACGAACATTGTCGCGCCTAAAAGTGGAAGCATGTTGCCACCAATCATACATTTTCTTTTTATCAACGACTTCCTGATCTGTAGTTTCAGGCATTGCCGCAATAATTTCGTCAACTGTATCATGAAGACCCTCGTCAATCAAGGCATCTCTCATTTGGATGTTTGTAACTTCTTCTATAGACGGTTCGACAGTAGTCTCTAGTTTCCAACCATATGATTCGGCTGTAAGTTCTCTAACGTAATACTGACCTTCTGGTGCGTCGTCTGGCATTGGAAGGTTCTCGACATAATCGTAACCATCTGGCGTAGGTGGCGCGGCAGCATCTCTAGTCAAGGATGATGGCAAACCATTAACACTTGAGTATTCGAGCTTTAATGGGCTTAGTTTAATTAATTGATAAGTTTTCATTTTTTTCTTTTTTAAAGTTAATTATGTTACATCACTCATATACAAGTACTGATCTGATCCATCATCATACCAACATACAGTGCCAACACCGCTCCCAGAAGCGGTAATAGAAGCTATATCAGCAAGATCGCCAACCAATACAGTTTGGCTGGATGAGAAAGTCCAAGCGGCAGTGTTGTCTTGTTTGACAACCACCAATCCAGAATCCCCAGAAGTGGAATTGGTAATAGAGAAACCAGTTATATCTTCTGTAAGAGTGGTAGCTGCGCTATAGCCGCCTGTAACGTCCAAGGTGAGAACACCAGCTGACGAGCTAATTGATTGTTGAGTGAAATGAGGTTCGATTGAACCAAGTCTGTTTTCTGCATCAGTAGCATTAGCATTGAAGATATTCCTAAATGTTAAATGCGTTGCTCCGCTGACTGGTATGAAATTTTGTTGTGACATGATTGATTTTTTCCTTAGTTTTTTATTTTATTATGTGACACTACTTACAAAAAGATAGTTCTGTGTTCCGTCATTATACCAACCAATACCACCAGCTCCAATGCCAGAAGCTGTGATTGACGCTATGTCAGATAAGTCACCCGCTAAAACCTCATAGCTACTTGAAAAGGTCCAAGCTGCTGTATTATCCTGATCTACAACTATAAAGCCAGAGTCTCCAGTAGTTGTATTTGTAATTGAAAATCCAGTTACATCCTCAGTTAAGGTCAAGGATGCATTACCTCCAAGGGATGCGTCTAAAGTAAGCAAGGAAGAGGAGGAACTGATTGAGTTTTGTTTACTTTTCGTTTCAAGACCCAAAACTCTTGGATATGAATCATCAAAATTAGCATTAATCCCACTCAACACATCTTCGTGAGTTGTTACCCCTGTTTCTATTTCTATATGGTATGGTGAAGTCATTTTTTAAATTATTGTTACGTTTCCGTTTTCGTCTGTTTGTGTCGCTGGTTTAGTAGCGGCTTTAGCCAAGATGGAATCAACTTCTTCTTGCTTTCTTCCTGAGAGGACGTTGTTTAAATAGATAACTGTCTGTTCGTTTATGTCAAAAACTTCAGAAGCATCTTCCCCCAATGCATCCAAGACATCTTGAGGGTTGCTATGACCCCAAACAAGATCCCAGCCTTCATTCCAAGACTTGATTAGTTCTTGGGAGATTGCTGAGTTCAAAAATTTTATTCTAGCAGCTTTTCTTTCTGCGCTAGGCTCTTGTTGGTTATTATCTAAAATGCTCATTTTATCCTTTAATCAGTTTTCCATATGCAGTTATTATCCCATGTATGTTGGTTCTGCCATACAGAGGTACAACACTCTTCCCAAGGGCAGTCGTCGTCCCATTTTACAGAATCTTTCCATAAAGAAGTGCAACAACCAACCGCAGCAACCGCTCTTCTGACGGCTCTGCCAATTACATTGCCAGGCATTCTTAGAAATCTCATTTTTCTTTATTTAGCGTTATAAACAATAGCGTCCCCACTTATTTCTATAGTAGTCCAATGACCGACAATACAATCCCCAAGGGTAATGGCAGATCCAGATAGATTTTCTATATTTCCTATTGTTCCAGCCCCGATTGTACAGTCATCTAGAGCATGAATAGCCATGAATTCACCCGTTATTGTTTGGGTGCCTGTGACTCTTAAGCCACCATAACCTCCTAGTTGTTTTACAAGACTTGATTGTGTTGATGCAGACATACAAATACATACACACAATTATTGTCTATGGCAAATATTTAAAGGATATTCTACCCACTTTATTAGTTTCGTCAGAAATGAAACCAGAAATCAAAACTCCCTTATCGCACATAGCTACAGATTTGATATCAAAAAGATACTGACTGCCTTCGAATATTGTACTTAGTATCTGATTTCTTTGTGTGAAAACAAACTCTTCGAACTCAAAAATAGAATCTTCAAGGTGTTTGGTTGTCGAGTTTGTTCCTATTACTTTGAATTTTAAGTTTTTCACAATGAGCAAGTATTGATTCTCTATTTAGATACACAGAATCGTATTCAGAATGCTCGTTTTCTTTGTAGGTCATAGCTTTTATATATCTTTTTAAAAATATTTTATAGCTGTTCTTTTTGCTAACCCTGATTACCTCTCCTTCTATTTCTTCAACCTTTAGCTTATCCAAGGCATGAAGGCATAAATCGTAAAAACAGTTTCTCATTTGAGAAGGGGATTGTTTTAGATTTGTATTTGGTAGGGCGAAGTGAAGCTCTATGGAGTCATTGTTGTTTTTCTTGAAAAAAGCAAAGAACAAATACTCACCTTCAGGAGAAATGGAGCATAAAGAAAGTCTGCACTCATGTTCTAGACTTTTTACAAAATTTTCAGAAGCAACACTTCTAAAAGATATTGACTTATGAATGTCTATAGAGCTAAATGGTGACGACTCTATGCAATACTTTTTTATAATCGTATTGCATTTTTCATTACTAAAGTCTACCTGCTCAACCCTCATATCTACTTCTTTTCTGAAGAATATATAACTTTAGAGTTGGTCGTACACCCAAGGCTGTCGATAGTATCTTCTTTGACAAGACCTTTTAACAAAACCGCGCAATCAATAGCCCAGCAACGAGAATCTTTCAGTTTAGACGAATAACTCTGGTGATACCTGCTTTTTTTGTCGAATACTCTGTAAATAACGTTTTCCATGTTGCTATATTATACATAGTAAAAAGATTATTGCAATATTTTTTTTACTTAAGTTAAATAGGTCTTTAAAAATCAATAAAATGTCATAAAATAAGATTAAATGTGTAACTTGTTTTATGGGAGAAGGATCAAATAAAATAGCAAGCTCTCTATTAAGTCTAGAGCCATCAGCGATTATTGATTTGTATATCATATACCCAGATATCATCAATAGTCCTGAGTCTTTTGCACCCATCCATAACGGCTCTATATTTGAAAAAGGCGTTATCTGGCAGGGAACCACCTATATACCTGTCGCTATTGAGATAGATGGCTTCGAAGTTAACGCAGACGGGAAGGTTAATAGACCCAAAATAAAAATCTCTAATAAGGATTATTTTGTAACAACTATGCTGAAGAAGCATAGCGATTTCAAGAACGCGAGAATAACCAGGAAAAGAACACTCGTTAAGTTTCTGGATGACGAGAATTTCGACGGAGGCAATCCTTATGGAGAATCTGATTCTTCAGCTCAGATATCGGAAGAGCAGTATGTTATCTCTCAGAAAAGCCAAGAAAATAAAATATATGTAGAGTTCGAACTAACATCTCCTTTGGACTTAGACAATTTTCAAGTCAATAGTAGGAGAATAGTTGGTAAATACTGTTACTGGAAATACAGAGGCGACGGATGCCAGTATAATGGATCTCCTATTCAAAAAGAAGACGGTAGACCTTTTGCTGATATTTATGAAAAACAAATACCAATAACAGGTTTATCTACCCAAGAAGAATACAGTAAAGAAGTTAATTATACAACTGGAGATGTAGTATTCACCAGAAATAATAGAGTCAGGGTTTCTGACCCCAAAGGTATAGACCCTCCAAGACCCCTACTTAACTATTATGTAGCAAAAACAGATGTAAGAGGTTTAAATCCAGACGATAATCCAAATTTTTGGGACAGAGATGGATGCAACAAAAAGCTTTCATCCTGCAAACTTAGATTCACATCGGACCAAATAGTTACTAGATTCGTTGGGACTGAGGAGGTTGAAAATATTATAGCAAGCATAAATTCCCTAAACAGTGGTACTCCAGTAAGTATTGAATTCAAGCCTGACAAAGAACTGCCCTTTTTGCAAACACTAAGTGGTACTGGTGGTTGGACTATGGCTTATAGTTTTGTGCGGAACCCTGGCATATCAAGTAAGGGACAGACGTTCTATCTAAATACAAACCCAAATGTTTATAATGGATTAGAAATGACCCACTACGACAGATCTGACACCGATTATTTATACTACAGAGATTCAAATGGAACGAACAGATACATAGGCGTTAAACCTTATGACGAACCAACTGTAGATGGTCGAAAAGGCTATAAGTTTGTCACTAGGGTGACCCCCGAAAACACAGAGCTTTCTCATTACAACCCGAGAACTAAAGTCAGGACCAGAGGAGTCAACGGTTACAGCCAAAATCAAACTTACAACTTTTTTAAGGTTTTAGCCGTAGATAAAAATTCAAATTGGAACACAAGTTATACTCGCAACGGTATTATTAATACTGAGGTAGAAGGGATTTGTTTTTGGGATAGAACCTTATCAGACGAGGAGATAGATATTCTATATCGTAAAATGGACAACGGTGCTTTAAGAATGAGACCGCATTCAGAATTTGCTGATAGCCAAATACCAGCAGAACAAGCTATATTAAATGGTCTTTTAGCTTGGTGGGATAAGCCTTTTGCCTTAGAAGGTAAAACAGGGTTTGAAGATAAGAGTAACGAAAAAAACGATTTGATATACAGCGGTAGTAACAATAATGATCAACCTTTTAGGGTTCTTTACAAATACAACTACTCAGTAAACCAAAACGTTTCTACACAAGAAGAATTATCCTATCTTCCATTCGGGGGTTTCCCAGGAACTGACGGTTTCGGGTTCCAAAGAGCATAATGAAATGAATAAAGAATCTTTTAAAACAAAAAACGAAAAAAGCATCCTTCTAAAAATAAAAGAATGGTCAGCTTCCAACTTCTCGCAAGAAGTATGCGGATTAGTGGGGGAATCAGATGGTAATCTAACTGCTTTTTTATGCGAGAACAAATCAATATCTCCAAGAGATAGTTTTTCGATAGACCCTATGGAATATTTGCTTTTCACAAAAAATTATAAGCCTGTGGCAGTTTTCCATAGTCACGTTGTGGGTGACGAGACTGAATCAGAAAAAGATATCATCATGTCTGAGAACAGTTGCTTGCCTTTCTTTATTTATTCACTAAACACAAAAAAAATAAATATCTACTCACCAAAAAGAAGCATCGCTAATCGAGAAACCATAACAAATTTTAAAAAAGAAAATGACTAAGATAGAGATACACGGCTTATTGGGTCATGAATTCGGAAGTTCTTTTTCTATGGAAATCGATAAAGCTTCGGACATTTTTGAAGCAATAGAAGTTAATAGAAAAGGCTTTAAAAAAAGAATATTTGAACTAAGTAGAGCTGGTTTTGATTACTGCATTGTTGTCGATGGTGAGAAGTTCATGGACACCAGCAAGAAGAGCAGAAAGCAGAAAGCTAGGACTATAGAATTAGTACCTATTATAAGCGGTAGGGGTGCTGTTTTCGCGGCAGCTGTTATTACGACCGTCGTTAGTACAGCTATTTCAATAATGCTTATGCCAGATCCGCCGAAGCCACCAGAGATAAGCGCAAACGCAAAAGCCTTAGAGAAATCATTCACCTTCTCTAGCGTCGAAAACAGGGCAGCTCAAGGAACTCCTGTTCCCGTTTGTTATGGGGAACTATTGGTAGGCAGCGAGGTTATACAAACATGCCTAAAAACATACCCTCAAAACCAAGAAACATTTAAGGCATTCAGAAGAAACGCTTTGGACTCTACCACTACGCAAACAAGGTCTTCTAGCCAATTAGAAAAATAAAAAATGAAGCATTTTGAAATAAAAAATAGTATTGCTGGATCAAAAGGAGGCTCTAAGCCAAAACCTCCAGTTTTAAAACCGCCACAGATTGGTGATTATTCTGTCGCTGCATCTTTTTCTTATTCAGAATCAGTAGATTTAATTTCAGACGGACCTATAGAAGGGTTGGTCAACTCGAACGGTTACGTATTAGACTCTTCATCCTACATGCAGGGGGTTTATCTAAATGACGTACCAGTAGAGGTGACCAACGAGAACTTTGTGCAAAGGTATGACGAGGCTATTCAAGAATTCGAACCAGAAGCCGAAGGCTACATAAATGATTATATAGATCTTGTTAAGAAATCTCATGAAATACTTGAAGATTATGAGGACGCATTGTATAGTTTTACATCTTTAAAACACGCAATGGTAGATGTTTATTCCGATCGGAGATATTATCGCGGGTCCTACTCAAGAAGCAAAGTCGTTGGTCAAGAACTCAAAACATACAAATACCAAAACCCAATAAAGCAATCGTCCAATAAAGTTTTAATATCTCAATTCATAAACCCTGGACTTTTTAGTGAGGGTGGGAAAAGAGTTGACTTGGCGGAAAATCAATTTGCTTGCATCGACATATCTTCGGATGATGGTTACAGTGGAATAGCCGTAAGGTACAATAATAACTCTGTCGTCACCCTCGATAAAGCTAGAGAAATTCATGCAGAAGAATCTTTGGCAGCAAAAGCTCAAAGTTACAATAGATCTTACAGCAACAGCAGAACCAAAAACTATTTTAGTAATTATACCAAATGGTCATATTATTTAAAAAACCACACTATAGAACAAGCAAAAATTTACTTTGGGGTATATGACAAAAGGGACGACCTTAAAGCAAGGAAAATAGCGTGTGGAGGTACGATTTTCTTTGAAAAGCAAATTAAGGATGATCTTTTAAATAACACTCTGTACTCAGAGATATGTCTTCAATATTCAAACTGGTCAAGATCTTTAGACTCCAATCTACAAGAGGGGGTTTATAGAAAAAAAATATCAGATGGTATAGATCAACTTATTAATCAAGTTAATGTAAATAAAACACGAAGCCAAGGTCTAAGCTCTGAATATTTAAGATTTTCCTTAGATCTTTTAGGTGTGAGCGCAAATATAAATCAAGAAGACGGGTCCATAGCCGAAATAACAAGAGAGGAAATATCTAGGTTTGTTAAGGACACCTTGTCCATAACTGACGATAGGGAGGCTTTCGATGAATTCATACCTCCTTACTCTTTTGCATCTTTTAATGAAGACGAGGTTATAGAAGGTTACGATCCAATTTTGCATGATAAAATTTTTAGAGATCCTAATTTTGTAGAGAATATAAAACCACAGACCACATACTACAATGGAGAAAATTTCCATTTCGGGGACAAATATTACTCAGTTAATATAGCGTCTTTGGCGACTCCTGCTTTGGTAGATAGTGCGTATATAACATTAAGAGCGGCTGAAGCTTCAATAGTAGAGCAAGACGCGCCGACCAGAAGTGTAGAAGAATCTTACTCAATTGAGCCTAAGTCTTTGGTTTCTAGGGGGGATTACCTAGGAAAAAGATTGAACTTTTTAATACCAAACCTTGACTCTGATGGTATTTGGGATGGAAAAGTAAAAGGTTTTTACATGGAGATATTAAATGTCGATAATAATAGGTCCGCAGAAACTATAAATAAAAGTTCTAATTCAAAATATAGCAGGAAACCAAGTATGCGAGAATACGGAGTTTCTAGAAAAGGATTCAGCAATAAAGCTATAGATTACTTCAACTTCCTAATGGATAAAGAGGAAATATCTTACAATAAAAACATAGATGGTTTAGCTGTATTCGATATATCACAAAGAATAGATGCAGTCAGAGGAGCTAAGAAATACAATTACTCCAATGTCATGGTCGAATTTAGAAATGGAAGCCAGATGCAAGACCCTCTTGCTTACTTTAGGAATATTTTTATTGATCACTATTATAATTCCAAACTGATTGGACCTTTTGCTGTAAGAGGTGCTTTAATAGCAAATCGTGCTGGAAATGTTAGTACTGACTATCTCAGTGTTCAAAAATTATCAGAAACTAACGATCTGAAAAAACAAGACGGTATAACTCCGAAACTTAACTTCAATCGCAATTCCATACCCCCGATGAAAGATGACTTCAGACTTTCTGCTGCGGAGGGAAGCTCTGATTACAGAAATGCAGAAGGAGAGGGAGGAGGAAATAAACCTTATCATGCATGGAATAAATCAAAAATAGATTATGATGAAAAAGCCCAACCAATAACACATATTGTAGAAAATCCCAATACCTCATCTTGTTTTATAACTATTTCTGTAGAGTCTCTGCTTGATACAACTGAAGACACCAAATACAAAGGAGGAGAGTTAGGTTCTAGAATCCCAGCACCAGTTAACATATTGGTCGAAACAGGATTGATAGACGAACAGGGTTCAGAGTCTGTTTTCGTTCGTAAGTTTTTTCAAATAGTTGCTTTAGTGGAAACACCCAACTACATGGACATAGGAAACCCTGACGCAAAGGATTCAATATTAGAATACAAAGATATAAGAGAGTTGGAGAGAGATATCGAGACTGTAGCGCAAGGAGGCATAGACAAACCCTTTCTGCTTCCACCTCTCCCTTATTCAGAACTATCTGAGGATACTGAATATAGAGAAGATTTAAAACAAAGGAGGTACATTAGAGTCATTAAACTATCTACAGAGTCAAACTCGACCTTAATAAATAAAGATATGTCTTTAATTAAGGTGACAGAAATAATAGATTCACAATGCACTTATCCTTTTTCTTCTGTGGTTGGTTCTAAAGTTGATTCTAGAGTATTTAGTGAAATACCTAAAAGAACATATAGAGGTAAATTTAAAAAAATAAAAATACCATCTAATTATTATCCGACATTTAAAAACGGAAGAGACAAAAGATATTTTAAGACAATATCTGATTTTGAAAACACATCGAACAACAACAAACAAATATACAAAGGGGACTGGGACGGCACTTTCAAATTTGCTTGGAGTGATAATCCAGCTTGGATTCTATATGATATGTTGACTTCTACAAGATACGGATTAGGAGAGCAGATTTTCGAAGAACAAATAAATAAGTGGGAGCTATATTCCATAGGTAGGTTTTGCGACTCCGTAGACGAAGAAGGTTTTTTCGTGGGAGCTTCTGACGATAGGGGTGGTTTAGAACCAAGGTTTAATTGTAATATAGCGTTTACTCAGGGAACTAAAATATTTGACGCAGTAAATTCTATAGCCGCTATATTTAGAGGTATAGTTTACTTTAAAAACTCTACTATAAGTTTCTCTGACGATAGAATAAAAAGCCCAATAGCTCTTTTCACTAACTCTAATGTTCGAGACGGTTTGTTTTCTTATTCTAGTTACAAAAGAGATGAGAAATTTAACGCAGTAGAAGTCTCATACAAGGACAGATATGACGACTACAAGTCTAAAATGGAATACGTAGAGAACGAAAAAGATATTTTAGAGAGAGGTATATTCAAAAAAGATATAACCGCAGCTGGAGTAACATCCAAAGCCATGGCTAAGAGGGCGGCTAAACACATAATGTATCAAACGACAAAAGAAAACGAGTCTGTTATGTTTGAGGCTGGTAATGAATCTCTGCTTTGTAAGCCTGGAGATTTGATAATCGTTGAAGACGACCTTAAATCTCTGAGGGATAATATAGGTAGAGTTTTAAGCGTCGACCCTACAGAATGCTCTATAAGAACATCCGCTCCTTTTGACATATCAAAGAATAAAAATGAGGTTACTGTTTATTTGCCAACTGGAAATTTATCTAAATCAGACCTTGATCTTGAGGCTTCACTAAAAAGAAAAAGAGTTACGGATTTTAAAATGGATATAGATCCTTCTTATGCTGATTTTAAGAATAAATTCGATTCTCTTTATAGGTTTGATAAATACGAAAATGGTTATGACTACTCATACATACAAGACAATATAGAAGAGGAACTCTATGAACAGTATGCTTCTTATACAGGTCTAGACAATAGGTTTATATGGTTTGATACTGAGGCTACTGGATGGGTTTTCTCAACAGGTAAGGCTTTTGAGAAAAGCAATGAATACAACCTTTTTATATCAGACACTGGAGACAATACATTCAATTTTAAATCTTTATCAAGAGGGGTTTCTGAATCTGTATCGGGCTTTGTATATGACGAAAACTCAACAGCTAAAAGAAGTGGCGTTGCAGAAATAAACTTTTCTGGGGCATTTAAGACTTTTGATAGTTTGTTTGATTTGGATTATCAAGGAGGTGTTGAGAATGAAAAAATAAACGTAAACGGAAACACACAAATAAGGACTTTCTCGGTCACTGGATGGGGCGGATTTAAGGGGCAACAAGCAGAAGAGTTTGGAGATAAGCTATACATAGACAAGAACGACACAAACTCTAGCTTGCTTAAGTTTATTCCTGAGGGGTCTACTTATAGATTTCAATCAAAAGATTCAGAAGACCAGGTATTTAAGATAAACAGCATAAAAGAAAACGATAATTATTCTTACAATATAATAGCTTCTAAATACCACTCTGGAAAGTATGAGGAAATAGAAAAAGGTGACAAGTCGGCTCAAACAGATAATACATATGACGATTACAATGTAAACGATTTGAAAATAAATAATGTTAATTACATAACACTAGAAAGTCCAGATGTAGAATTAACTTTAGAAACGGAAAATGAGGAAGGAAAAGATTTCTTCTCTTTGGTAGCGGAATGGGAGCCTATAGCTGACGCTACTGGATACTACTATTACTTTGAGGAACCTAATGGATCTTCTAGCGAGCCATTGACTACCTCCTCAACGGTTGCCGTTTTTGAGCCTCGTTATATAGGAAAACACAACTTTAAAATACAGGCTCTTTCTAATATATTCAATAATGAAAGTTATAATAAAAGATTTTACGACTCAGAACCTTCTTCTTCTAATTTATTAGTAGAAGACATAAACGAAGAAGGCGATGAAGAGCAGGAGGAAAATGAAGGTACTACTTTAGCTGGTGTAACTATTGAATAAAAACAAAAATAATATATTATTAATAACATGTCTAATTGTTGCACACCATTATATGTCAAAATACCATCAGTAAGTCCAACTGGTGACATAAGAATCAAAAGAGGTACTGGGAATTCTCCTAGCTGCGGATATTATGATTACTACTCAGGAACTCCAGAAGTATCCAACTACGATTATCATACTGTAGATATACAGTATAACTCTGGAAGTGGATTCTGGACTTTCTCTGGAGACTCTACAGGATTTAACGACAGTTCTATTTATATATCTGTTCAGACAGGCAACCCTTGTAATCCAGTTGGGGAATATACAGGAGGATTGTTTGGGTCCATAAGAATAAACTCAGACCCTTTCGGTGCATATCCTATTTACGACTTTGAACCTTCTTTTGATTATGATGCTAAAGATATATCTATAATAGGTAGAGGTAGCGGAATACACCTGGATAGGGATGTTTCTTTTAAATTTTCTTTCTTAGACAGAAAAAATAAGTATATTTCAAACGCTACAGAAATGAATAATAGTCCGTTTTTTAAATCTGTATCTTATGATATATTAGATAAGAATGGAATAGTAGCTTACCCCAACTTTTTAGAAGGATACGTTTCTAAATTTGTATTCTCTGAGCAAGATAACATAAAAGTATTTGGTAAATACGAGCCTAATTTTGGAGTCAGAGCAAGGACAAAAGATGATGTTTTATCTCAAGACGGTATTGCAGAAGTATTCACTTACGGGAATAATCTTTACATACCAGAAGTTCAGATACAAGACAAACAAGGAACAACAAAATGGTTTGATAGCGAAACTGGATCATCTACGACAGGGGCTTTACCCTCTGGGTCTATAGAAGACTCAGTTATAATAAAAACTGTTTTTGCCAACAACACCAGAAAAACAAAAGCATCTCACATAGACGTTTACGCCTCACAAGATGAATACTTCAGCCTCAATGAATCAAACAAGGTTATTTCAAAAAACCTCGATGCTTCTTCGGCGTTATTTAATATTGAGTTAAATAGTTCTTTTGGCATAGAAACAAACAAAGATTACTGGTACTCTTTAGTGGGAAGCTCAAAAATAGGCTCTGGTAATGCAGTTAAATTTGGACCACATAAGATTTACCAAGCTGAAGAAGCCCCGATTCCAACTGACGCTCCAGAACTTAACATTTCTTATAAAGGTGCAAGTTCAAGCAATATGTTTAAAACGGGCTCTATAAATCAAGAGGTAACAGGTTATTCTGGAATAGTAGATAAGCTGATAATAAACAAAGAGAGCTACGGTATTTCTTCAGGTGTTTATGATGGACCAGACTTTTTGTTCAAAACAATACCGACAAACGAAAGCGGTCAATGGGTTTATACAACATTCGATTATTCACTTGAATTTAAAGATCCCCTAAATCCTTACAGCAATGTATCAAAAAATGTAAAGCTAAGTGCCACTGGAACTTCTATACAGCCACTAAATAGTGGAATGCCACTATTCGATATAGTGGACTCAAATACAGGAGCACCTGTAGAAGTAGCCATAAACTATACAGAAAGTGGATTGTATCTTGTAGCTAGCACGGGACACAGCTATTCTAACTTTAAATATCAGAGGAATTCTTTTTAAAAGTAAAACAATTAAAGTCTGGATTATTATCCTTTTTGT